TTGCACAAGAAGGTGCAGGGTATGCTAAAGAAGAAAGAATTGAATTAAAAAGAAAACTTTACAGAGCAATTGCTAATGTCAACATTCTCGAAGGTATCAGGTTTTATGTCTCTTTCGCTTGCTCGTTTGCGTTTGGTGAACTCAAACTTATGGAAGGATCAGCTAAAATTATCTCTCTTATCGCCAGAGATGAAAATCAGCATCTTGTCATTACTCAAAACATCATCAACAAGTGGCGTGAAGGAGATGATTCAGAAATGCAACAAATTGCTAAAGAAGAAGAGGACTGGGTAATCAATGCATTCAAGACTTGTGTAGACCAAGAAAAAGCATGGGCACAATATTTGTTCAAGGATGGTTCTATGATTGGTCTTAATGATAAACTTCTCAACAATTATGTTGAGTGGATTGCTAATAGAAGAATGAGATCTATTGGTCTTAAGACAATTTATGATATTGCTGCTAAAAATAATCCACTTCCCTGGACTGAGCACTGGATTTCCTCTAAAGGACTTCAAGTAGCACCACAAGAAACAGAAGTTGAAAGTTATGTGGTTGGAGGAATCAAACAAGACGTGAAGAAAGATACCTTTGCTGGATTCAAACTGTAGCAGATTATACAAAATAAAATTATAAAATAATATACGTTCATTTGCTATTTGCAAATAGCAAACGGAAGTAGGGAAACTGAAGGAACGCACCAATACCCATAAAGTAAAGGAGCAAACCTATGGCGCTTATTTTAATCAAACAAAAAATTATGAAAGAAAGAAGACTGTATGAAGCACAACTTCATATGGCAACTCGTTGAAGATTTGAGAGGGTCCTTGTGACCCTCTTTTTTTATAAATACTTAAAAACTTGTATTAGATATGGCTGGATTAAACAACATCAGAGAAGCATATGACCAAGTTTATGCTCAAGTGGTTGAGAGAATGGACCCAGAAGAAAGAGAACTGAGAAGAGCAGAGGTTGCTGATAGAAAGGCAAGTAGAATGGACTCTAAGGTTGCTGCTAAGTATGCAGGGTCAGAAGCACAATCAGCAGCAAGAGCAGATAAGAAATCAAAAGGTAAGCACATTCATGGAATGGCAGATTCCTATGATGTTGAAGGAGACCTTGTAGATGAAGCTAGAAAACCATCTCAAATTGCAAAAATAAAGAAATTGAATGCTCTGATGAATCAGAGACATCAAGAGAATGAAAAGGCAAGAAAGGAGATGATAGGAACTCAGGCACACAAAGATATGGTGAAAGCTGCCTCAAGACATTTTGAAGAAACTGAACTTTCAGAAAGAGAACTTGACCCAACAGAAACCAGAGAAAAAGAAAGACTTGTAAAAGGTCTCAAGAAGTCTGCTGGTGATTTTAAACAAAGATATGGGGCAAGAGCAAAATCAGTAATGTATGCTACTGCCACAAAGATGGCTAAAGACAGGATGGACACATCCAAGTCAGACAGGAGATATGGTGTTGAGGGATGAAGTTTAACTTCCAATTTGGAAAGAAACAAAAAACAATATGGGACTATGCTTTTTGGAGCATAGTCCTTTTTTCTTTAGTCGCACTTTTATCATCAGTATTCAAAGTCAATGAAAAAACTATATGGATGTGGATAGACCAAATACAACGAGAATTAATTAGAAGAAATATATTACCTCAAGATAATCCAATACAAGATGAAATCCTTAACAATCCAGAACTTCTGAAAGAAAGAATCAAAGGTGATGTAGATGCTGCTCTAAGGGACTATGAGAGATGGGAGTCCTCCATCCCTCCCAGAATGACTAACAAGACCATTCTGGATGGTCTGAGGTCCCCAAGATTCTCTGACACTCAGAGGTTGGTCGTGAAGGATTCTATTTACTATGAGTGCCCTGAAGGAGTTATGGGTATCAGAGGAGCATGGGTTGACAAAGACCCTCAATGTGATTAAAATCACTCTGTTAGGTTTGAAGGATAAATAATAGCTTATAGGATTTACTTATATGAGCTATGATAATCCTTGGAAATATCAAGGAAAGGTCTTTGAATCAGAAGATATTCAAGACAACTTTGGATTTGTTTATCTTATCACAAATAAAATAAATTCAAAACAATATATTGGCAGAAAGTATCTGTGGCAATTTAGAACGCCAAAAGGTAAGAAGAGAAAAGTAAAATCAGAATCTGATTGGAAGAATTATTATGGGTCTTGTCCAGAGCTTAAAGAAGATATTGTTAAGTATGGCAGAGAAAACTTTGTTAGAGTTATCTTGTCGTTACATAAAACACCAGGCAAAACTAATTATGAGGAGACGAGACAACTCTTTGTCAACAATGTCCTCACTGAATCCCTTGACAACGGAGACCCAGCATTCTACAATAGTAACATCCTGTCAAGATACTTCAGAAAAGATTATTATGAATTCGATGCAAATGCAGAAGATGTGTCAGAAACAAGTTGATGCAGTAGTTGATAGAATGCATGAATTGTGTGCAAAAGGTCAGTGACTGGATTGGTAATGTAAAAGGTCATGAAGTAATGTCGCTTGACTATCTTAACGAAATGTGAGATAATAAATAATCATTCATTATGATTCTTATTATGAGACTGTGATAATGATTTTAGAGCCCAGGAGATTCCCCCTTGAAAGAGGGGAAGTGCGGTTTCTCTATTGGGATGTAGAGTTCAATTAAAACTAGTGCAAAATTTCTTTACAGTAGCCGTTCCTCTTATGGCAATGGTTACAACCACGGCAACACTGCCTTCAGTGTTTCCTCCTCCACCTGTGAGTGGTCTTCCACAATATTCAATTATTCAAGAGGAGCCTACATCAAAGACAGCAATTCGAAAGGTTGCTCCAGAAAAACCAAAAGAGAAAAGGTTAATTTGTAAAGGGTGTAATGAAAATGAAAATGTAGCTCTGGAATATTTCCAGAACATTGGAATTAAAGACAAAAACGCCCTTGCTACTATCATGGGTAACATTCGTCAGGAATCAACTTTTGTTCCTAACATTTGTGAAGGTGGTAGCAAAACCAGTTGGAGTAACTGTGGACGCGGTTACGGACTGATTCAATGGACATCTGCTAATAGATATTATGGGTTGGGTGACTTTGCTAAAAAGTATGGTGGTTCACCATCATCACTTCACACACAACTTCGTTATTTGAGGAATGAGGTTCAGTGGCAGGAGATTGAGGAGAAGATGAAAACTCCTGGAAAATCAATCAATCGTTACATGGACTATGCTTATAGTTGGATTGGATGGGGGCATCATGGTGCTCGTACATCTTATGCCCATGACTATGCTTCTCGTCTAATTCTGGCAGAAGTTTAATCATACTTGACAACTGAATATTAGGGAGGTTATAATCCTCCCATACATGCGGGTATAGTTTAGGGGTAAAATGCCATCCTTCCAAGTTGGAGTCACCAGTTCGAATCTGGTTACCCGCTTCCCTATATAAAAAAATATGAAGAACAATGTTAAAAATCAGATGCAAAAATTGCAATATAGAATTAGAATCTCACCCAACCAAAACTAAGTGTTGTGGGTGTGAGAATATGACCACAGTAAGAGGAGAAAACATTAGTGGTATTAATTTGAACCTTGTAGAAATCATATATTCAGAGTATAATAAGAAGAGCACTAATGCAGTGCTATCAAATCAAGACCTGGCATTTCAGGAAGAACGTAAAAATCGTAAAGTTAGAAAAATGGAGTTTGAAATTAGATGAGTTGGGAACCACCAAAGTTGTCAAAACCTGACATTGAGTTTATTACTTTGGCATTAGATGAATACATATATTATTCCAAACAAGATGGAATAGATGTAAAAGAAGCAGAGCAAATATGGTTAAGATTAAATGACCACCTGCAAAAATTCTAAATGGACGATCACACCTATAATAATTGGGTGAAAATAAAAACAACATTTGAAGAATCTGGCAATACAAATAATATGTTTTATAGGAGGGCTTGTGAGATAATAAAAACTAAACACGACCCCCTTAAAAAGTTTCTTGAAGGGAGCAATGAAACCTGAAGAAGTTCAAAAGATGATTGATGCTGCTATTGACAAGCACAATAAAACTGCTACAATGATTAGTGCAAGCATTGGTTCAGTCTTGCTTTTCTTTTATGCTCATGGTGTAATCAGTATTATTGATAAAATGAAATGAATACTTATACAGTGGAAGAATTTCAAAACAACTTTGACAATCTTATTGGCAGAGTTGAAAATGGCGAACACATTACAATTATTAATGAAGAAGGACAAACAGTAGTCATGATTCCTGCAGATGATGAATTAGTGAAAATACACACACAGCACAATGATGCTCCATAAGTTTTGTGGGGGTATAGCTTAATGGTAGAGCGGCCTGCTTATAACGGGTTGGTCTGGGTTCAATTCCCAGTATCCCTATTGTCCCGGTTATGACAAAAAACTGAGCCCTGGTCGGGAAAGAACCCCCTTCAGTCATGGAGAGACTTTAAAAATCCTGGTGGAGTCATATGACCCTCATTAGGTTTCCAATTTCCTCAAAGAATTGGTGGTGCGGATGGAGGATACTCCCGCCTGGTTTCCAATTTCCAGTTAAAGAATTGGTGGCGAGCCTGCAAAAACGGAATTTAGAGGGGTTGCATAAACTCCTCTTTTTTTGTATAATAATATAAAAAGTATTTTGTATATGAAAGTTGCTTTAATCACTGGTATTACAGGACAAGATGGATCTTATCTTGCTGAACTTCTTTTGGAAAAAGGATATGAAGTTCATGGAATTATTCGTAGAAGTTCTCTTATCAATACTGATAGAATTGATCACATTTATTCCCAATTGAAACTTCATTATGGTGATTTGTCTGATGCTACTAATTTAATTAGAATTATCCAAGAAGTTCAACCTAATGAAATCTATAATCTTGGTGCTCAAAGTCATGTAAAAGTTTCTTTTG